TCTACAACTTGCTAAAAAGGTTTCGCTAAACTCCGCTTACGGTGCATTGGGTTCACAATACTTCCGTTTCTATGATTTGCGTATGGCTCTTGCAGTTACTTTGGCTGGTCAACTATCAATTCGTTGGATAGAAAACAAGATTAATGCCTACATGAACAAATTATTGGGAACATCAAATGAAGATTATGTTATTGCGAGCGATACTGACTCAATTTATCTCCGTCTTGGAGAACTTGTGGAGAAGATTGTTGCAGGTAAGAATAAATCAACTGAAGAAATCATCACCATCATGGACAAGGTCTGTGAAGATAAGATACAGCCGTATATTGATGAATCATACAATCAACTTGCAACTTACGTTAATGCGTATGCTCAAAAGATGCAAATGAAACGAGAATCTTTGGCAGATAAAGGTATCTGGACTGCCAAGAAGCGGTACATTCTCAATGTATATAACAATGAAGGTATTCAGTATAATGAACCACAGATGAAAGTCATGGGTCTTGAAATGATTAAGTCATCTACACCATCAGCCATTCGTGAAATGATGAAAGAATCTATTAAGATTATGATGACTGGTAATGAAAGTGATATTCATACTTTTATTGATGAGTTTAGAACAAGGTTCAAAACATTACCAGCTGAAGAAATATCTTTCCCTCGTGGCCTGAATGGTCTAAAAGAATATTCAGATAGAGTTACCATGTATAAGAAAGGCACACCAATTCATGTGAAAGGTGCTATTCTGTATAATCACTATCTAAAAGAGTTGGGTCTAACTAAACAATACCCATTGATTCAAGATGGTGAGAAGTTGAAGTTTACTTATCTGAAACAACCAAATCCATTCAAAGATATGGTCATATCGTATCCAGTTCGGTTGCCAAAAGAATTTGGTCTACAAGAGTATATTGATTATGATACACAGTTTGAAAAAGCATTTCTTGAACCAATCAAAGTGATTTTAGATTGTATGAATTGGACAACCAAAAAGAGTAGTTCATTGGAGGACTTCTTTGGATAATATTCGTGTCATCAAAACAGGCATCAATGTTTCAAAGATACTTAATCAACTGAAACAATATCCTGAAGATTGGGAACATCAAAAAGGTTTAGATGGTGTTCAATCATTGGTTGACCGTGGCTTCGCTGACTTGCCTGCTGGTGTATTACAGTTGGTGATTGGTGGTGTAACAGATGTAAAAGACTTTGTTGGTGATAGTGAGATTTGTATTCCAACTCCTGCATATCATCGTCATACCGAAATTATTGGTTTTCTAAAAAGACATTTTAAAAACTTCAAACGATGTGGCTTTCTATCATTAGAAATTGGTGGCCAAGTTGGTCGTCATATAGATGAAGGTTCATATTACCTTTCAAAAGATAGGTACCATCTGTCAATACAGGGAAAGTATAAATATATGGTTGGTCAGGAAGAAGTGATAGTCGAACCAGGTACTCTACTATGGTTCAATAACAAATTACTACATGGTACAGAGAACATTGGTGATTGCACAAGAATAACCTTTGTATTTGATGTACCACATTCAAAATCTAATCCATAATGCTACAAGCCCTATTACCTTTTTTAACTGCAATTGCTCTGTCAGCAATCGCAGCTTTCTATTCTGTGATTGGCCTTGCACAGATATTTCCTGGTTCTTTCTGGCCAATCATACTGATGGGTTCTATCCTTGAGATTGCAAAGCTAGTAACAGTATCTTGGCTATATAATAATTGGGCAGAAACAAATCGCCTGATGAGATATTATTTCTCAATTGCAATTGTTCTTTTGATGTTGATTACTAGTATGGGTATCTTTGGTTACCTATCACGAGCTCACATTGAATCAAATGTGGTTGTTGGTGCTAATACAGTTCAATTAAAGACCTTAGAAACACAAGAGAAAATTGCTCGTGATAAGTTAGAATATCTTTTGAAGCGAGCAGGTGACCCAGCGACAGCAACTAATAAGATTGACAAAGAGATTCAAACCACACAAAATGAATTGAATCGTTTATCAAAAGAAAAGTTGCCGCTAATGAAAGAAGAAAACAAATTAACGGCAGAGATTGGTCCAATCAAATACATCGCCGAAATATTTTATAGCAAAGATGATCCTAGTTTCATAGATAAAGCTGTAAGACTAGTTATCTTTACTATCATTATCGTGTTTGACCCACTTGCAATACTGTTATTGATTGCCGCAAATCAAACATACAAAAGGTTTAGAAACAAAGAAGAAGAACAGATTGTGCCTATGAAAAAGGCAAAGAAGAAGAAAAAGGTTGACAACACAGCCTCAAATACATTAGAATCCTTTTATGTAGATGGCGAAATACATGAAGTGATACCCAAATCCAAAATTACGACACTTGATGGAGGTCAGTTTTAATATGAGTTTACTTGATAAATTAAAAAAGAACAGCACAATTAAAGATAGTGCTATTTTATCCAAATCCAAATTCTTTACAGATAAAGATATGGTACCAACAGATGTGCCCATGATTAATGTGGCATTAAGTGGTAAACTGGATGGTGGTATTATTCCAGGCCTAACAATGTGGGCCGGTCCATCTAAACATTTCAAAACTGCATTTAGTTTGTTGATGGCTAAAGCATACATGGACAAATACAAAGATGCCGTTCTTTTATTTTATGATTCAGAGTTTGGTACACCAATCAAATACTTTGAAACATTTGAGATTGATATGGAAAGAGTGTTGCATACTCCATTGACTGACATTGAACAGTTGAAGTTTGATATTATGCAACAGTTACAAGAGATTAATCGTGGTGATAAACTGATTATTATCCTTGATTCTATTGGTAATTTGGCATCAAAGAAAGAAGTTGAAGATGCTCTTGAAGGTAAATCTGTTGCAGATATGAGCCGTGCTAAACAAGTTAAGAGTTTGTTCCGCATGGTCACACCACACTTAAACCTAAAAGATATTCCAATGGTAGTTGTGAATCATACTTACAAAGAGATTGGTATGTTCCCTAAAGATATCGTTGGTGGTGGTACAGGTTCTTATTACTCTGCTGATAACATCTACATTCTTGGTCGTCAACAAGAAAAAACTGGAACAGAAATTACTGGTTACAATTTTATTATCAATGTGGAGAAATCTCGTTATGTTAAAGAAAAGTCTAAGATTCCTATCAGCGTATCTTTTGATGGTGGTATCCAAAAGTATTCTGGCCTTGTGGATATTGCCATTGAAGGTGGGTTTTTATCTAAACCATCTCCTGGTTGGTATTCAAAGGTTGACCAAAAAAGTGGAGAAATCGGTGACAAAGTAAGGTTTGAAGCTACTCAAACGGATGACTTCATGTTGCCATTATTGAAAGATGAAAAGTTCAAAGAGTATGTAAATCAAAAATATGGAATCGCTTATGGAAACATTATGGGAGAAAGTGACCCAATTCTTTTACAAGAAGAAGAAGATGCCGCTTGAAGGTAAAGATTTTAAGTTCATCGACTTTACTGATTCTGAAATTACCGGCTTACAAATCTTAGAGGGTGAGTATGCTGGTGTTGTTTATCATTATGGTAAAGTAAGAGTAGTGCCACAAGGTGAAATGGGTGTATTACAATTTGGATATACAGTTGTAAATCCAGGTAAACACGACATTGATGACTTGACAAAAGATGAAAACTTCTCTACAATGATGGGTGATATACTAACTGAAATCTTAACGAAACAACAATATGAAACGCTTAGAAAAGACGATAATCAAGAATTTGATATACAATGAGGAGTATGCTCGTAAAGTTATTCCATTTATTAGACCAGAGTATTTCTCCGATATCAATGAAAGAAATGTATTCAAAGAAGTTCAAGATTTTGCCAACAAATACAAAACACTACCCACACACGAAGCTCTTGTAATTAATTTCACCGAAAGTAAATCGCTAACTGAATCTGAAGTTAAGACAGCGATTGATATTCTCAATGAAGTTCACGATGACAAAGACCCATCTGAACAACAATGGCTTGTAGAACATACAGAGAAGTTCTGCCAAGACAAAGCAATCTACAATGCCATCATGGAATCTGTTGGCATCCTTGATGATAAATCTGGTAAGAAAGCCAAAGGTGAAATACCAAAACTCCTGAGTGATGCTCTTGGTGTTTCATTTGATAATTCAGTTGGTCACGATTATCTAAATGACTATGATGACCGATATGATTTTTATCATCGTGTTGAATCTCGTATTCGCTTTGACCTTGACTTGTTCAATAAAATCACCAAAGGTGGTTTCCCAATCAAAACTCTAAACATCGCACTTGCTGGTACTGGTGTTGGTAAATCTTTGTTCATGTGTCATTGTGCTGCCAGTTCTATCAGTCAAGGCCATAATGTATTGTATATCACAATGGAAATGGCCGAAGAAAAGATTGCAGAGCGTATTGATGCAAACCTAATGAACATTGACCTAAATGAATTGCAAACCATTTCTAAGTCCGAGTATGAGAGAAAGTTTGAGATTCTCAAATCAAAGACACATGGTAAACTAATCATCAAAGAATACCCAACTGCAGCTGCTCATGCAGGCCACTTCCGTGCTTTGTTGAATGAGTTGAAGTTAAAGAAGAATTTCACACCAGATATTGTCTTTATTGATTATCTAAACATCTGTTGTTCTGCTCGTATCAAAATGGGTGGTAGTGTGAACACCTATTCTTATATCAAATCTATTGCAGAAGAACTCCGTGGTCTGGCTGTTGAGTTTAATGTTCCTGTTGTAAGTGCAACACAAACAACAAGAAGTGGCTTTACAAGTACCGATGTTGGTCTTGAAGATACTTCTGAATCGTTTGGTCTGCCTGCAACTGCTGACTTTATGTTTGCTTTAATTTCAACTGAAGAACTAGAGCAACTCAATCAGATGATGGTCAAGCAATTGAAGAATCGGTATGGTGACCCCAATGTGTATAAACGATTTGTGATTGGTGTTGATAGAGCCAAGATGAGGTTGTATGATGCCGAGCAATCAGCACAAAATGATATCATTGATTCTGGTCAAGATATAGATGATAAGCCGCTAAATACATTTGGTAACCGTGAACGCAGGCTCAACAATAAGTTTGACAGTTTCAAGGTATGAAACACAAAATACTTTACGACAAGTTACATTCTTATTCTCACCGATTCTGTGGTGAAAAAACTCTCAACCAAGTAGTGTATTGGACTCGTAGAATGTTAGCTGAACATAAAGTTAGAGTAAAAAAATACATTGATAAGACCAATACTTCTTATAGTATTCTTTGTGTTGGTGGTTGTTATGACCCAACAATTGATGATGGCAAAGATATTGAAATGTATATTTCATTCAATGAAAATGAAAAAGATAAACCATTTACACTAGAGGAATCTACTGTGAAGGTTTTTATTGATGAAGTATTCAAAACATTGGTACATGAAAAAAAGCATCGTTACCAATTTCGCCAAAGAGGCAATAACTTTGGTAAACAATACAGAAGTAATGTAGAGGATAAAACATTGAAGGTTCAGCTAGAGTATTACGGTGATGATGATGAGATTGATGCCTATGCACAAGAGGCAGTAATAGAGTTACGGTTACATGGCATATCTCACTCTAAGGAAATGTATCAAACTTTATTTGCAAAAACAGACCCGGTAGTGTATAATAGATTCTTAAAGAAATTTATTAAATATAACCAGAAGATTACATTATGAGTTTGAACAGAGAACAGGCAAACTATATTGCCTCTGTTTTTGAGAATTACTTTGGCAATTTCAACCGAATTGATGAGTATATGCGTGAGCAGAAACTTAATTCATTGGCTGAAAGACCAATTGCTTTGCCAGGATGTGGACCAGAAGAAGATTTATTTGGCGATTTTACCATTTCACCAAAAGATATGGAGTTTGATATCGTAGAATTGCCTGCCGAAAGATGGTCTAACTACCTTGATATCATTTCATCACATAATAACCTATCATCTCCCGGTAGAAATCTAAGACTGGCTGTGTTAGAGAAAAGAACTCAGAAGTGGGTCGGGTTCATTCGTATTGGGTCTCCAACGATTATGATGAAGCCTCGTAATGAGTTACTAGGCTGCGTTATAACAAACGAAACGGCAACGACCAAATCATTTAACAACGCTGCCGCCATGGGATTTGTAATCGTGCCATCACAACCATTTGGTTACAATTACCTTGGCGGCAAGCTTCTCGCTGCTATCTGTTGTTCACATGAAGTCCGTGAAATGTTAAATGCCAAGTATAAGATGAACACCTGTTTGTTTGAAACAACATCTTTATATGGCACTTCAAAGGCTATCTCTCAATATGATGGTATGAAACCTTACCTACGATTCAAGGGTGTAACTGAATCAGATTTTCTTCCAATGATGCATGGTAAACCATATGATGACCTGAAAGATTATGTTGAAGATATTATGGGTGGTGCATTTGTTCCTGCTGATGCCTCTAGTCGTAAGTTGAAGATTAGTAATACAATTATTGCGATGACCAAGGCTACATTGAAACCACACAAAGAAGATTATGATAAGTTTATGGCCACAATCAACAAGGCCAAGTCCCTAACAGAACAGAAACGATATTATGTGTCCAACTATGGTATCAAAAACTATGTTGACATTACACTTGGAAAGACAGATAAGATTTTACCAGATGAAAACTATGATAAACACCATTTGGTTAACATTACAGAATGGTGGAGAACAAAGGCCATCAACCGACATGAAAATCTGAAGGCTGAAGGTCGTCTTAGAACTGAAATGGAAGTGTGGACTAGCGGCAAAGCTCTTGACATAATCAGGTAATCCTGATAGGATAAATACTCCAATAAACAAATATGGAGTATTAAATGGCAGAAGGACAATCGGGAGCAGGTGCAGAAGTTACAGCGTTAGCTGAAAGCCTTCAAGCTTACGCTTGTGCCACAAGACAACACCTTGGTAAAGACCTTACTGATATATCCCAAGTAACACCTAAAACTATTGGTGATGCTGAATGTGATAGACCATTAGCAAAATGTTTGAAGGGTTTAGGTGAAGATTGGTTTACAAGCATCGTCAAAACAGCTAATCAAATTTTTGTAGATGTTCCTGAAGCAAAAACAGGGAACAAATATAAATTTTATCGTGGTGGAAGATTTGTAGATTCAATCTATAATGAATGGCGTAGAATGAAAGATGGAAGTGGACTTACAGGTGATGATAAATGGAATCCTGCTGACATTTGGATGGTTAAAAAAGGTTTTAATTTGAAAACAAAATGGCCAACATTAAGAGATTATAATCGTTATATGTTTGATGAGTTTGCTAAAAAGAATTTAATTGGCATATCATTAAAGAAATTAGATCCAAAAGGTTCAGCTCATTCTAAAATTTTTAATGCTGGCAAACCATTAACTGCACAATTTACAGGCATAAAACTTGGCCAAAATATGTTTGATTCAAAAGACATTTATGTCCAATTCAAATCAGAAGGAAAAGATGGCGAGATTCAGCTGAGAAACTTTTCTAGTAGGCCAGAACCATCATCTTGGCAAGGTGAGATTAAAGGAAAAACTTCCGCTGGCGGAAAAATTGGTGGTGGAATTGTATTTCAAGGTGCTGTTGATACAGGAATTCAAAAAAACAAATTAACATTTCCTAGAGAAGTACCGATTCAAAAACCAACTGAAGCAGATTTCAAAGAATTCGCTACAATGTTCAAAGATTTATCTGGTAATAAACAACCTTTGGTTAATTTAATAAATGAAGCCAAAGCAGGACACAGAAAAGATAAAACATGGTGGATGTCTAAGTATATTGGTATCAATCTTATTCATACAATGATTAAAGAAAAGAAAATAGATGCTTTGTGTTCTTATATGTTTCAGTATGCTTCGTCAGCAACAAAGAACAGTAGCATTTTTATAAAGTATAGCTAATGAAATTCACAGAATATTTAACAGAAGGTAAAGAAGGCAAGAATGTTCATCTTGAGCATATTGAAGATGAATTGCTCAATCGTGGTGTAGCAGGTGGCCGAGAAGCAATTAATTTTCTCCGTTCTCTCCGTGATATGCTTGCTGGTCAATCACAATCTCATGTCAATGTAACAACAAAATGGGACGGTGCACCAGCAATATTTGTTGGTAACAATCCAGAGAATGGTAAATTCTTTGTTGGTACTAAGGGTGTGTTTGCTAAAAATGCAAAACTAAATTATACAGATAAAGATATTGACAAGAATCATCCGGGTGAAGGTCTAAATGAAAAACTAAAAGTTGCATTACGCTATCTACCAAAACTTGGTATCAAAGGTGTATTGCAAGGCGACATGATGTTTTCAAAAGGTGATTTGAAAAAAGAAACCATTGATGGTGAAAAATATATTACCTTTCAACCAAACACAATCGTGTATGCTATTCCTGCTGATTCAAAACTAGCACAGTCAATGTTGGCTGCACAATTAGGTGTGGTGTTTCACACATCATACACAGGCAAAACCATATCTGATATGAAGGCCTCTTTCAATGTGGATATTGGTAAGTTATCTACAACCAAAGATGTTTGGTTTCGTGATGCCTCATTCGTTGATGCTTCTGGTACTGCCACATTTACTGAAGATGAAACAAAAGAAATTACAAGAGTGTTATCACAGGCAGGGTCTTTATTTCAACAGATTAATCCATTGGCATTGAATCGCATTTCAGCCAATGAAACAATTCTAATGCAGATTAAAACATTCAATAATAGTAAAGTGCGTGAAGGCCAAGCAATTAAGAATACAACAGCACACACCAATGAATTGATTAAAACAATTGAAACTAAATTGAATCAATCTGTTCTTGAAGCTAAACTAGAAAAAACCAAAAAAGAAAGAATTGCAAAAAAGAATGAACTTATGCGGTTCTATCGTAGTAATGCTGCTGAACTTAAAAAGATATTTGATTTACAGAATTTACTTGTTGATGCTAAACTAATGATTGTTCGTAAATTGGAAACCATTCGTGATGTAGGCACATTCATTCGCACAGACAATGGATTTAGAATTACTGCACCAGAAGGTTTCGTAGCCGTTGACCGAATTAAAGGTAACGCTATGAAGTTAATAGATAGATTAGAATTCTCACAAGCAAATTTTACTGCTGCAAAAAATTGGAGTAAATAATGGCTGATATCAAATATGACCTCAACCTGATAATGAAAGAATATGGTGATGATGATTTTGGTTTCACCGCAATGGATGAAGAAGAATATACAGATGTTATTGCAGAGAAAGAAGAAACAGTAGAAGAATACAAGGCAAGATTACAACAGGTAGAAAAGTTAATTCTTCCATTTCTTACCAAACTATTACAGACGGCAGACCAACCAATTATTAAATGGCCTAACCGTAAAGCAACACTAGAAACACAGATTCAAAAGATTCTGAATCTTACTAGAGGGTAATATGTCAGTTCAAAGAGTATTTTGGATTAAGCAAACATTAAAACAGTTGGATGAAGCCGCATATTCAGGCAATATTGGTGTGATGGAACTATTTAAGTTTCACCAAAAGGCTTCACAAAAGCAAAAAGATGTGTTACAATCACATATTAAGAATAAAAAGCATAAAGAAGCATGGAAGTTGGTGCAAGATGTAACTGGAGTGAAACTACATAAGAGTGTAAATGAAGTTGTTAAGCCTGATATTTTGCCTAAGGCTGGTGCAGGTGCATGGGGTACCGATGAATTGGCAAACACTTATAAGAAAGACACGCCAGGTCAAAACATTACCAAGTTTAAGGACTACAAGCGACATAAGTAATATATTAACTGATTGGAAATATTATGAAAGATTTGATTATAGGATGTACCACGAATTATGATTGGAGTAAACTGAAGTATTGGGTTAACTCTATCAACAAATCAGGTTATAAAGGCGAGAAAGTTATGGTCGCCTTCAACATTGATTATGAAACCATCAAACGGCTATCTGATGCCGGATTTCAGGTCATTTTGCCTGGAAAAGCAAACGACACTACACAACGATATGAATACCAATCATCGTTGCCTGTCCATGTAGAGCGCTTTGTTCACATCTACAATTACCTACAATCACATGATGCTTATCGGTTTGTTATTACTACCGATGTTAAAGATGTAATCTTTCAGGAAGACCCAACAAAATACCTTGGCATGGAATTGCCAGGTGCTAAGCTGATGTTTGCTTCCGAATCAATGAAATACAAAGATGAACCATGGGGTAACCAAAACTTAATTGAAACATTTGGTCCCTTCTTCCATGAAAGATTCAAAGACAATACAATCTACAATGTAGGCGTTTTGGCAGGTCGTGGTGAAGCGATGAGAGATTTGTGTGCGATGATATTCGTTATGTCTGTTAATCGACCTATACCAATCGTAGACCAGTCCACATTTAACTTTATGATTTCACAAGAGCCATATAAATCTGTGGCAAGATATATGAAGTCAGAAGATGGATGGGCTGCACAATTAGGCACAACTGCCGACCCAAGTAAGATTAACGAATTCAAACCATTCTTGCTTGAACCATCACCAATTATGAAAGACGGCAAAGTTGCAACTTCAACAGGAAAAGACTTTACAATTGTTCATCAATATGATAGAGTACCAGAATGGAAAAAAGTTATAGAGGAAAAATATAATGACTAAAAGAGTATTAATTACAGGTGGTGCAGGCTTCATTGCACATCACTTGATTGAAACAATCCTTGATACAACAGATTGGACAATCGTATCACTTGACCGATTAGATTTCTCTGGCAATCTAAATCGCCTTGAAGATATTATGAAGAAGTATTCACCTGAGCAGAAGAAACGGGTTGAGATTGTGTTCCATGATTTGCGTGCTGAAATTAATCCACAGACTTCAGGTTTAATTGGTGATGTTCAATTAGTATTGCACCTTGCAGCTGGTTCTCATGTAGACCGCTCAATTGAATTTCCAATGGAGTTTGTGCAAGACAATGTAATCGGTACAGTTAATCTATTAAACTATGCTCGCACATTAAAGAACTTAGAAAAGTTTGTTTACTTCAGCACAGATGAAGTGTTTGGTCCCGCACCAGAAGGCGTAGATTACAAAGAAAGAGACCGCTACAATGCAACCAATCCATACTCAGCATCTAAGGCGGCAGGTGAAGAAATGTGTGTTGCATTTGAGAACACATACAATATGCCAATCATTGTTACACATACAATGAATGTGTTTGGTGAACGCCAACATCCTGAGAAGTTTATTCCTAAGGCCATTCGGTATGCTCGTGATGGTGAAACACTTACTATTCACTCTGATAGAAGCAAAACAAAGGCAGGCTCACGCCACTATGTTCATGCTAAAGATGTTGCAGATGGTTTAATGTTTATTCTAAACCTGCCTGAAGATTATGCTCGTATTCCAGATTTTGGTGGTGCGAAGATTCCTAAGTTTAATATTGTGGGACCAGATGAAGTAGATAACTTAGAATTGGCTAAATTAATTGCAGAAGCACAAAACAAGGAGTTAAAATATGAAATGGTTGACTTTCATTCATCCAGACCTGGCCACGATTTACGCTACGCTTTGTCTGGTGATTATATGGAATCTTTAGGATGGAAACCAAAGATTTCTTTGCGTGACCGCATTAAAGGTATGGTTCAATGGTCGTTAGAAAATGATAAGTGGCTCAAATGAAGATTGCTCTTTGTTTATCAGGACAAGCTCGTAGCGTAAAACAAGGTTATGAGTTTGTTAAAAGAAACATACTAGACGGTAATGATGTTACCGTTTTTTGTCATGTGTGGGAATCACCTGAAGTTGCAGATATTGAAATCTATAAACCTGAAGCATTTATGATTGAGAAGTCATTGACAAATGACCTATCAAAATACACCAGAGTTCCGCCACCACAACCAAATTGGAAAGTAAAAGACCCAGCTAGGTCAACTTATAACCAATTGTATGGCATTATGAAATGTAATGAATTAAAAACGGTCTATGAAGAATCCAATAATATAAAATTTGATTGGGTAATTCGTTCTCGTTTTGATTTTGCCATTAATGCTAGAATACCTTTTGCAGATTTAGATAATACAAAACTTCATATACC